ATGTCGTCGCCGCGGCTTACGCGAGCGGCGCCTTCGATTCGACGAAACTCATTCTGGGCGCCGGACACACGGCCGCGACCGTCGAGGCCGCTTTCCGCAAGGCAGGCGCTCCCCTCTACGTGCGCGTCCTGAAGTAAGCCAGAGACCGAAAGGACACCACACACATGGAAGAACTTCTCCTCTCCACCGCGGAACTCGTTGCGGTTCTGCCGCCCCGCGACCGCCCGGAAGCATTCCTGCGCGATCGCTATTTCTCGACCACGGTCCTTTCCGACATGGAACAGATCGTCTTCGACAAGATCCTTCCCGACCGTGAGCTCGCGCCGTTCGTCCATCCGGACGTGCCGGGCAAGGACTCGGCCAATCGCGGCTTCAAGGCGACCAGCTTCACGCCGGCTTACGTCAAGCCGCAGAATACGCTGCGCCCCGGCGGCAACATGATCCGCATGCCGGGCGAGCCGATCGGCGGCCGCAACTCGCCGGCGCAGCGCTACGCCTATAATCTGGCGACGATCATCGACGACCAGGACCAGCGGATCACCCGGCGCGAGGAATTCATGTGCTCGCAGGTCATCCGTACCGGTCAGGTGATCGTCGAGGGCGAGGATTATCCGACGCAGACCGTCAACTTCGGCCGTAATGCCGCGCTGACGATCGCACTCGCCGGTACAGCGCGCTGGGGCGAAGCCGGCGTCGATCCGATGGACGATATCGAGGCGTGGGCGCAGCTGCTCTCCGATACCAGTGGCTTCACCGCCCGCGAGGTCCTGCTCGGTCCCGGCGCTGCGGGTCTCCTGAAGAAGTCGCTGCGCTTCCTCGAGGCGCTCGACAACAGGCGCCAGGATGGCGGCATCATGCAGCTGGGCCCGGTCAGCACCGGAGCGGAGAACAAGTATTACGCGGTTCTCGGCACCATCGGCGAACTGACCTTTATCCAGTATTCGCAGCCCTACACGGTTGGCGGGGTGCGCAACAACTTCTGGCCGTCCATGGGCGTCGGGATCTTCGATCCCTTCGGTTTCATGGGCCACTTCGCCTACGGCGCCATCCTCGACAACGACGCGCTCCTGTCGATGGAGCGCTTCCCCGACATGTGGCGGGAACGGAACCCGTCGCGAACCATCGTCCAGACGCAGGCTGCACCGCTTCCGATCGCTCCGGAGCCGGACGCGAGCCTGTTCGCGCTGGTCCGCTAATCCCTAACCCCGTGTTCGTCTGCATATCCGCCAGTTTCTCGCCGGCGGATATTGGGACTTGAAAGGACGCTCCAATGAGCAAGAAAACCGAGCAGTTCAATGTGACCGTCAAGGTCGGCAAGAAATCCTACAGGCCGGGTGAGCCGGTTCCGGTCGGTGCCAGCGGTATCACGGCCGAGGAAGCGGAGAATTTCCGCAAGAATTTCGGCGCCTTTACCGCTGGCCCCGAGGCGACGGCCGCGGCGCCCGTGCCCTCCGTCGATCTCGACAGGCTTCGCGAGGCGATCGAGAAGCTCTCGGCCGACAACGACCAGCTTTCGGCCGACAATGACCGACTGACGGCGGAGCGTGACAGCGCCATCGGCGATCGCAACACGCTGCTAAAGCAGAACGAGCAGCTTGAGACCGACAATGCGACGCTGGCCGGCGAAGTCACCAAGCTCCAGGCCGAGATCGAAAAGCTGACGGCTCCGCAATGACGCCGCGGCCCGCCATGTTCGAAAGGATGGGGCCGAAGTTCGCCAAGGCCTTCGGCAATGCCGATGCCGTGTTCACGGTCGACGGTGTCGCAAGGCCCGCCGTGCGGGTCATCCTGCGCGTGTGGCGGGAAGCCGACCTGGCAGAGGAGCAGGAGCAGGCCGTCGAAGGCACCACCCATCTGCTCGCCGTGTCAGCCTCCACCGTGCCAGGTCTCGCCAGCCAACGTGACAGCGTCGCGATCGGCGGCGTCACCTACCAGGTCATCAACATCGACGATGATGCGCGGGCCATGCTCCGCATCTCGCTTGCCGGAGACATCTGATCATGAAGACACAGGAACAGGAGCAGGCTCCGGCCGTCGCGGTCGATCCGATGGAGGACCTCTGCCAGGCGCTGTTCTCGAAGGAAGAGGGCGCCAAGAAGAAGACCGCGCGCCAGACCGCCGGCGCCATGACGCAGCGGCCATGGCCGCAATTGCCGTCCCGGCTCCGCTCGGCGATCCGCTCCGACATCGGTCGCTTGCTCGACAGTGGCAAGGCGCGCGCACAGATTCTCGAGGCGGGCTATTCCGCGGGTATCGTGAACCAGACGCTGCGCGACCTCGGCCGTTCGGTCGCCTGATATGGCGCATCTCCGCAGCCAGATCTTCGCGGCCGTCATTGCGCGCCTCTCGGCCATTCCGAAGTTCTCCGGTGCCGACAAGGTGAAGCGCGGCCGCAAGGGGGCTATCCCGCAGGAGAAGCTGCCGGCGCTCACAGTCACCTGGGCCGACAGATCGGAGATCGTGATGCTCCGGCCCTCGTCGGGGCCAGCCGGCGAGGACGGTTATGATCGGTCCCTGCCGCTCTCGATCGTCGTGCACCTGCGGGACGATGAGCCGGAAGAGGAATTCGACCGGCTTTGCGTGCTGATCGAGGCAGCGATGGCCTCGGACATCGCTCTCGGCGGCCTCGCCATTGAGGCGCTGCTGCAGTCGGAACAGTATTTCGTCAACCCGCAGACCGGCATCTCCCTGCTTGCCGGTTCGCTCAACTACCAGATCGCCTACAAGACGCTCGCCGCCAATCCGGAACAGGCTGCGCTCTAAACGCTCTGCATGCCGTTATCCCAAAACCGCTGCACACTTTTGGGCGGCATGCAGTAGCGCCACCACTCCCACCAGCACAAAGAGGACTTTGCCATGGCTCTCGGCCGTCAGCTTACGCTTGCCCGCTCGACCGGTGCAGGCGCCTTCACCCTAGCCTGCATCACCGAACAGCGATCCCTCGAGATCAACAACGAGGAAATCGACATCACCAAGCCGAGCTGCACCGATCCCGGCAGCAAGCTCACGCTGGCGCTGATGTACGGCATCCAGTCCATCCGTTTCAGCGGGCAGGGCGCCTTCGTCGATACCGTCACGATGAAGGCGGTAACCGCCGATGCCGTCAACCAGGTCATCACCGAGTATCAGGTCACGGTGCCCGGCGTCGGCACGTTTGAAGGCGACATGCTCGTCTCGATGACCTTCTCCGGCGACAAGACCAACGAGCTGCAGGCGGACATCCGTTGCGCCATGACCGGCGCGCTCACCTTCGTGCCCGCCGTCTAACGGGGAGATTGTTCATGTTGCCTGCCAACCCATTACGCGGCGAGGCGGAGGTTCGCATCGGTGCGATCGACTTCCGCATTGCCGTGACCTTCTCCGGCCTCGCTCGTCTCTCCGACGCGATCGGCGCCCGCACCCTCGACGAGCTCTACGGCCGCCTCCTCGGCTTCGAGCCGAAGGCGGTCGCCTGCGCCATCCGCTGCCTGATCGTGGCGGACGACGAGGATCAGATATCGGCGCTTTCGGCGAGGATCCTCGACGACGGCAACATCTCGGCCGCCGACCAGCTCGCCTGGCGCGAGGCTGTCGAAAAGNGTCCTGGGAAAGCCCGTAAGCCCCTCCTGATCAAGGATCATCTCAAGTCGCTCTACCGGATCGCCACCAACCCGAAGATGCTCGGCTGGTCGCCGGACATGTTCTGGAAGGCGACGGCGGCGGAATTCGAGATGACCGTGGAGGGGCTTTCCGGGAATGTCCGTGGCAGACCGTTCATTTCGCGCGAAGAGGTCCGGCGCATTGCCGCAGAGCATGGCGTTCGCCCATCGCTGAAGGGCAGTCCGAACGCGAGGACGATTGGGGGTGGGTTGTGGATCTGATGATGCGTTGGTGGAAGAACTCGAAATACCCAGTTCGATCCCTACGCTCATCTGCGAGAAGCCGGAATTTGCGGTGTCGGCCTGAAGCGGACTGCCAACTCGTTGCGCGGGACGGCAGGTTTGCGCCCCGTTCTAGGACATTCAAGCCGACTTGGCGCTTCTCGAAAGCTGCTGGTCCGCTTAGGTTACCGCAACATCCGGATATCGTAGGATGCTGTCAGTCCGCTAGCACGAGGGCCTCACAACGAATGACCTGTAGAAGTGAAGTTATCAGCGACTAGGCAGGCCATTCGATTGAGGCTAAGGCGTTTAGGCTTCTTTGCATTTCTTCGCGTTGCAAGCGATCCTGATGGCGGAAAGCCCAACCAAACTGGAGACAATCCCCAATAACGCGCGCTACTAACTTCGCGATCTCAGGAATTCCTGACACCTCAATTGACCAGCCTATTGGCTTGAAATGCACGAATTCGTTCCGGATTTCTTTGTGAAAACGTGTCAACCAAGACAGCTCGGATTCGCTGATTGCGACACCCACAACATTGCTTCCGTCCCCTGCGGAATAAGGTTTTCTCACAGCTTCAAGTAGGTCTGGAAGGTCCATCAAACGAGTCTTGGGTGGCGTCGCCTTTGAATTGGTACGTGATTCCTCAAAATAGGCTAACCACTCGCCTGCGTTGTGCTGCGTGACAGCACCAACAGGTCTTGCGGTCGTGGTGAGATGGCATACGCACGCGCCCTGAAGCGCCGAATGCAACGCCAACGCCACCCACTTCCATGCGAGGGGATCCTCGCCTACGAACTGAGCGGCGCGTATAGCGTGACGGATCGATCCGAGCACGTCCTCCGCCTCATCCGTCCGAATCCATTTTTGTGCCATCGTTCCCGTGCCTCACTCCGCTCGCGACGACGATAAGCTAATCAGAAATGATATGAATAGCCAATCAAAAGCGGGCCGGAGGACTGCGTCGTCCGGCCTGAGGTGCGGCTCGGGCGCAGAGAAGAGTCTTCCGGTACTTACCATCCCCCTCTTGCCACCTTCTTCAGATCTAGTCACCTGGAACTAAAATTCACTACATTATATGCTTGGCCTCTTCATTGGAGGTTCAGGCATAGCAAATGCGACTGGCCGACCAACGGCCCCATTGGGATGAAATCGGCGCCAGCCCGGCGACGTGTACGCGAAGATCATCTGTAAAAGTGCCGCCAAGTGTCCGCTCTTAAAACCCGAACAACAGAAGCTGCTGGACCGCTATCGGTCCTATTTTGGTAATCGCGACCACCGGGCAGCCTCTCCAGCACCGCGCCAAGCGTATTCGCTAACAAAAACCTGAGC